GGTGAAAACGATCCTCATGCAAGTGTTACTTTTGATCCAACAGAAATTATACCATTATATGTTACATTCGAAACAAAACAAAAATGTTACGGTGAACAAAGAAACAGTGATTTTGATAACTGGATTCCTAGGGTAACTCAAGAAACAATTGATAATACTTTTAGATTTGGTGATTATTATTCTCACGGTGAAAGATTGAGGGCTGAACGAAAAATAAAAGATTATACACAAAAACCAGCAGATCATGGTTTATTGTTGGTGACATTGGATAATGGTAGACAAAGTTATTATGATATTAAAAACAGACGATTAATTTCAAAATTTGGTTTTACCAGAACTTATGGTGTTAAAAAAGATGAAGATGGACCAGTTTTTATACCATGTTCTTTATCATTAAATGGCGGAACATTTAATTTCTTTATTGTGGTTGATGATGGTTATTGGGTTTGTGAATTAAATAAAGAGACAAATGAACTTGAAATTCTTCCAGAATTTCAAACTACGGATGGTTATGACAAGGCTATGTTTGAATATTCTAAGCAATTAGGGGATGGACAACAAGCAAAACAGGTACAAAGGACTAGAAAACCACAAGAATCATTGAACGAGGAATTTTATATTCCAAGAGATATTGATAGAAACGCTTACGATAGAGAAAAAAAGGAAGATTTCAAACGTATTACTGGAATAAATGCTCCGCTTGAGTCGGTTTACCATAGAACTGGTGATATAAAAGGTTGTATGGGTATATTTAATAATGGTTTGTCTTCACAATTTTCTTCAACAGAATGTTATGGACATGGTGGATATACTCTTTTAACACCATCAGAATCAACTGCTGGTGCTCGTGGTTTTGGACGATTTATGATACACGCATATGTAGTTGGTGGATTTAAAAATTTCTTTATAGAAACCAGAAACGATAGATGCGCTGAATTGGCTCGTAAATACTATGGAAACAATTATTCAATTAGCGACCAACTGAAAAGATTAATTAAACCACAGTTTTATAACGAAATAATGAATAAATATCCATATTTAAATCCTAGTAATGCGATAAAAACTCTTGGTGATGATATCGGTAAAACATACATGAGGGGTGTTATTACTTATTATGGTAGAGAATTAATGGCTCTTTGTTGTGATTGGAAACAAGCAATACCATATGAATATAGCACAGATGATGGCAGAACATGGCATACAGAAATAACACCAGAAAGATGTAAAACAATTGAAACATTTAGTGATGCATTTTTTGATTTAGCCGAATTGCGTGCAACTGGTGTTATAAAGGATATGGGTAAAAGAGGCGGTGGCTGGAGAAATAAAGATGATCGAGATTGGTCAGATGCAAACAACCACCCTCAATATATAAACGGATACGTAAGAGTAATTTTGAAAAAAAATAACAAACCTTCATTCTTTAGCAAAAAATATAAAAAATTAATTTCATATGAAGGTTTTGATAGTGCACTTAACTGGGAAATCGATCCAGAGTGTGGAGAACCAGTTTTAAGAATAAAATTGAATGGTTTTAACAATTATTTCTATATCTATGAAGATGAAGGCGATTATGTTTTCACATATGATACGGAAAACAGTCGAGAGGCAATAGAAATAGGTAAAAAGCCAAATGGTGAACCACAATATTTTACAACTGAAATTTATGATATGTACCCAAAGGTAATATATCAATTGGCACAATAATTAAGATACAAAATATAATGTATATATGAATATGGATAAAGATACATATATAAGAAATTTAATAACTGAAGAATATTTTAAACAACTTCTTTCAGAAGTTACTTGGGGTAAAAAACTTAAAGGTGCTGCACCTCCTACAGCACCAGGAAGTGCTGGTCCTTCAGATACACAAAGTGATGATGATTTTCTACAAGGAGTAATACCAGGAAATACACCAGATAGTTATAAATTTTCTAACATAGATTGGTCAAAGGTACCAAATGGAAAAATGGGTGCTGGAAAACAATCTGCATTTCAGGCAAAAAAGGCTGGTGCGGTTGGGCAACTTGGACGTATTAGGAGCGGTGGTGATACTGCAGAACCTTCAGTTAAAGCACAACTTGAAAAACTTAGAAATGGTGATTTTAGTGCGGAACAACCAGTGAATGTCGGAGGAAAACCAACATTATCACAAATATCACAATTTTTTGCTAACTCAGATATAAAAGACAAAATGAATAAAAAAGATAGGGACACTAAAGATCCAACAATGTTTCAACGAATACGCCCTACTTTTAGCCGCAATGAAAATCCAGATGCCAATGAATATAATGGTAGAACTATATCTGTTTTAACACTTTATAACATTGAGCCTAGCGATTCTGCTAATTTAGCAATGTTATTGAATGATAACCAAAACAACGCACCAGAAGGTGATACATTTGCAACAGTAAACGTATGGCCTCGTAGAGAAAATTATGGAAAGAGTGCTGTTACATTTATATTTTATGAACAAGATATTGAACGTTTTAAAAATAAAGATTTACCATTTATTTTGGATTATTTTAGTAAACGCGTCGATAGCAACGGTGTTCATATTTATGATAGTCCTCAAAGTATTAAAAAGGGTAAAAATACTATTGATAAAACAATGGAATACTTGAAACAGGACATCTTGAACAAAATGTATACGCCAGAGTCTAGAGAAGAGTGGTTCCAGAAGGCTAATGAAAAACTTATGAGTGACCAATTCAGAATGTATGATAATTATCTGAATGCGGAAAATGATCCAAGTATACAAAGACTTATTGCACTTTATGATAGAAGTGGCGCACTTGAAATGATGTGTCAAGAGTTAAATATTTCAAAATCATTTGGCCATTTATTGTCAGACAAAAATGCTAAATTGATTAAAGCAATGAGAAGCGACGCAACGTTCGTTTTACCAGAAAAAACTTGGAATGAGAAATTTGGACGTGTTGTTAAACCTGGTTCCACACCTGTATTCGTTAAAATTCCTAACGTAAGAAATAATACTGGAACCTGGAGAAATCAAGGACCAGTTTCACTTACATATTTTGACGAAGAACAAGGACAAGTACAAACAGTGGTTTTAAGATCAACAAGAGATATTTTTAACACCTTCTATTCTGATTTGTCAAAACAATATGCTAACGATAAGGATTTATATAAACAATTGGGTACACAAGAAAAATTCTTTGTTGATTGTTTAGCAAATGAAACAAATCCACACCTTAAAACATATTGGACATTAGAAGAATATGATATTTCAGACACTGAGTTTGATCCAGAATATGCACAAAGATTTGGTATTACAAGTGATAAGATACTTACTGAACCTGGCTTTATTAATAATTTAAATGGTGAATTAAACGAGCCTGGCAAAGAAAAATTAGATATGCTAAAAGCACAAAAGGCCGCTGAAAAAGCAAAAGAAGCAGAACAGGCTGCTGAACAAGGGGAAGAAGATAACACGGATCCTAGATTAAAAGATGCTGATTTGCTTGAAAGTTCAAATGCAACAGATTTTATGTTTAAATTGTTAAAAAATTATGCTGACAATTCAAATATTGAATATCATGAAACATATGATCCAGAAACAAACCGTATTGATACGTCAGCATCATTAATTGAGGTGTTAGAGGCTATTGCTAAACAACTATTTCCAACCGTTGCTGGTTTCCATAATCCTGAAATGGTTGAACCATTGGCAAAGGCTGCAGCATATACTATCTGTATTGCTTATAAAGTTGCACTTGATAAGGTTAGAAAACTAAGATCAGAAGAAGGTGGTAAGGGTATTACTGAAAATGACTATCAAAAGATTTCTCCAGTTGTAGATTATATAAACAATATAATCGCTGGTAAAAAGGCTACTAAGAGTAATGGTGGAAGTTTAAATACTAACATTGCTGAATCTTTTGATGACGAGACAGTTGACATTAAGCCTAAATCAAATGAGTACTTACATAAAGTACTACGTTTTGTAATTGATAAGATGAATACTGCTTTCCAAAAGAGAAATTTACACGAAATGTTAAATAGAATGGATGCTTCAAAGAAAAATCTATTATAATATATGACAAAAGTAACTAATGAAATATTAAAATTGTTCAAACAATGCAGGTCCGAACTTGGTGCCCCTGTTATCGAAGTAGAACTCACAGACGAACAGTTATGTGATCTACTTGACCTTGCAATCAGTGATTACACTGAAAAAGTGGGTAACTGGGTTATCAAGAGTAATTGGGCCACATTGTACGGCAAGAATCTTTCTGCTACAGACCTTACATATGCGTTGACAGTTAGAACTATGGACTTGTCGAAAGACTATAGTTATTGGTTCTCAAAAGACGCTGGATTACAACAAAGAGGCCCTTGGGAATTAAAGAAAGACTTCATTAAGGTAGAAACGGGCAAACAAGACTATATAATTCCCGCAGGACGCGAGATAAATGGTGTTTTATATTGTAACCCATCTACGTCTCAAGCAGCCTTATACGCCAATTATGGAGGTCTAGATATGTTAGGTTTCGCTGGTGGTTATGGACAGGCTGGTGGTGGTTCTTACGGACCAATTGGTGGTTTCTATATTGCACAGTCAATGGACGTTGCTTATATGGCAACTGACCTTGCTTACAAAAACCGTTTATTACGTGGTGATTTATTCTATAAAGTAACCGCAGGTCCTGATGGCACCCACATCATTCACTTGTATTCAACTCCAGGTTCTAAATTAACATTCGGAGCATTGGCAAATGTTAACGGAGGTATGTCATTGGTTGGTTGTGAAGTATGGTATACATATTATGATACCACAGCCGACAATGAAGACGACTGCAGACGTATCAATCCTGATGTTATTTTAACTCCAGATAAGATACCTTTGGATGATGTCGACTTTGCTTATCTTAATGGTCCAGCAAAAACTACGGTCCGTAAACTATTCTTTGCAAAGGCTAAAAAGACATTAGCAAAAACATATGCAAAATTTAGTGGTAAGGTTTCAATTATGGATGCTGAACAGGTTATAGATTATAATATTTTATACCAGGAAGGCGAAAGCGAATATAAAGAGGCAATGGAAGATTTAATAAAACGTCTCGAAGATATGACACCATGGGAAACATTGAAACACCAGGCAGAAATAGTTGAAAGTATGCAGAAGATTATGGCGGCAAAGCCAATGCAAATGATTACAGTGTAAACAACAATAAAATTGAACGGGGAATATCTGACTGATACTCCCCGTTTTTGTATTGATATTTGGCTTTATATACGTATCTTTTAATATAAAAAGGTATTTATATATGAGGAAATATCATTTTTTCCGAAATACAAGTATTTATTAATTTAATAATTAGAAAATATGGCAAATAATAAGAATAAGACTGTCTTACAACGACTTGGCGATGTTATAATGGGTACGGGCAATGGAAGTATGAATTCATTGGCTAAAGTGGCTAATTACAATATTATGCCACAACAACCAACTGGTACCGATGAAGTACTATACGCATTTGACACACCAGAAGAAAGAGACAGAAAACTAAAGACATTAAAACAAGAGAAACTTCTTGCATACCAATGGCATAAAATTGGTTATGATTCAGCGATGACAAACCTTGCTGGTTTAACCCAGGTAAAGGTTATGTACCGTGACGCTGATCTTATGGACCAATTCCCAGAAATCAATGCTGGTTTACATATTCTATCCGAGGAAGCAACTACATTGGATGCAAAAGGTAAAATGATTCACGTATATTCAAAGTCAAAGAGAATTAAAGCAATTCTTGAGGACCTATTTGAAAACCGTTTGGATATTAAGGTTATGTTACCTATGATTACGCGTGCAACCTGTAAATATGGTAACGAATATATGTTCCTTAATATTGATACAGAGAATGGTATTACTGGTTGGAGAGAGTTGAATGTACACGAAATGACCCGTGTAGAAAACGGTTTTAACAGTGTTTATGGTGCTGGCCAGGTTGCTGGTAATATTAACACTATGAATATGAATCCAAATGATGTTAAATTCATTTGGGAAGGACATAACGAAAGTATGCCTTATCAATCTTGGCAGGTTGCTCACTTCCGTTTAATTAAAGACTCAATTTATCTTCCTTACGGTGCTTCTTGGATGAACGGTGCCAGAAGACACTGGAGAATGCTTTCAATGATGGAAGATGGTATGTTGCTTTATCGTTTGGAGAGAAGTATCGAACGTCGTATATTCAAAGTTAACGTTGGTTTAATTGACGACGCTGATATTCCTAGTTATTTACAGCAATTTATGAACACAGTAAAACGTGCTCCAATTATTGACCCAGCAACAGGTCAGATTGATTTGAGAAAGAATTTCCTTGATGTAAGTGCTGACTATGTAATTCCAGTAAGACCTGGACAGGATCCATCTTCTATTGATACTCTTCAATCCGCGCAGAATCAAACTGCAATGGACGATATTCAATACATTGAAAATAAGATTCTTTCTGTGCTTCGAGTTCCAAAGTCATTCTTGAATTTCCAGGATGCCCAGGGTAAAGCACAGAACCTTTCACTTCAGGATATTAGATTTAATCGTGTTGTTAACAGCATCCAGCAAGCAATCCTTATGGAATTGAACAAGGTTGCTATTATTCACTTGTATCTTCTTGGCTTCAGTGATGAATTAACAAACTTCACATTGTCCTTGAATAATCCATCTAACCAGATTGAGGCAACTGAACTTGATAATCTTCAGAAGCGTATTACTGCTGCTACAGCCGCTCTTGCTGAACAGGGTGGTGGTATTCCACTTATGTCATGGCACCAAGTGCAAAAGGAAATTATGGGTAAAACTGATGATGAAATTTCAACCATTCTTAACGAAATAAGAATTGAAAATGCCCTTGCTGTAGAATTACAAATGACATATCAAATAATTAAGAAGACAGGATTGTTTGATAAGGCAGACAGATTGTACGGAGAACCAGGTGCTAAATATCAAGGCCCACCACAAGGAATGGAAGGTGGAATGGGAGGCCCTGGAGGTGGTGGCGGAGGCTTTATGCCGCCAATGGATGACGGCGGAGGCTTCGGAGAAGGTCTTGGTGACTTAGGTGAACCAGGTGCTGAAGGAGGCCCAGATTTAGGCGGAGAAGAAGAGTCTGCTGATATGGGTGAAGGTGGTGGTGCACCACTATCCGAAAGTTTCAGAGACATAATGGACAAAATTTCAAAACAACAATTCTTCGAAACATACATGAAAATGATAAATAAGGATGAGTATGAGGAAAAGAAACGACCAGAGTTGTTAAGTAAAAATATCCTTATTAACGAAGATTTAACACGTACAGTAAATGATCTTGGCGTTTTATCTGATAAAAATGAAGAATTGGAAGAATTATTAAAGGAATAAAAGGTATTTATAGTAAAGATTTTTTAAAAATATGGCAAAATTGAATTTAAATACAGTAGACGGTCTCACTAAGTTAATGAACGAAATGAACAACGTTTTTAACAAGAAAATAAAGAAAGTGGAATTGGATGAATCAATTAAAAATATTGATAACATTTCATTTATTGAATGCCGTCAGTTATTCGAGGGTATATCTGATAAACTATATGATTCAAAATCTGGTTCAAAGTTAATCGTTAAGTACATTAAAACCATCAAAGAAAACAATGAACTTAAACGTATGTACGTGTGCTCAGATGTTTTGAAGTATGACAACGCTTCTTCAAATCCAACATTGTTGGTAAAAGAAGCCGCTGAATTAATGTCTGGTGTTGATAAAAAGAAATTAGATGAAGGTTTGAAAGAACTTAAGTCTATTCTTAAAGAGGCTGTTAAAGATGTAAAGGTTACAACTGAAACAATTACATCTGCTATCAGCGAATCAAAGGATATTAACAATGATATTACTTACATATTAACAGAGGAAAAGAAACCTTCTAATCTTGTTGCTTACACCAATGCGATGAATAACGTTATTGGTTACATTACAGAAAGTAATAAAAAACTTAACGAAAATTGTGATAAGGTAGATAATATTAAGATTAAAGACATTGAAAAGTTACTTGAGAACGATCTTGAAATATGGGAGAATGCGGCAATTGAAAAATTGGTCATTTCTGACCTCGCTGGTAATAGTAAACAAAACATTTTCGAGGAATATAAATCAAATTGTATGAATTTGATCAATGATTTACTTGAAGATGATGACAACGAGACTATTACTAAGAGTCAACTTATGAACATGAAGGAAGGACTAGAAAAGAAAACATATCACGAAGAAACAGCAAATGATGATATTATGAAACTAGCCCAACTTGAAAGTACTTTGAAAGATTAATATGAAAAAAATCACATTAACAGAGGAACAATTAAGATATATTATTGCGGAGTCACTTGCTGGTTCCGCATATCTTAATGAATCTGTTTTATCTAACATTGGTGATCGTATTAAAACCAGACTTGAAAAAGATTTTGGTAGATGTAGAACTACTCAGGATTATCTCAAAGTCCTTGCTATCTATGTTTCAATTGGTTTCTTAAGTATTGCTGGTGCCAAGTCTATTATTACAAGTTTATTTCCAAGCCAAACCGAGATTGTTATGCAACAATTCGAGGAAGAGGTAAACAAAACTATCGGTAATCAAGAAGAAACTGCAGATTTTAATCAGGAACAAGAAGTTCAAGATCAAAACCAAGAGGAAGAAGACGCAAAGTTACACCAACAGAAGGTATCTGAAGTAGATAACCTTATGCATTATGTTGCTAAATTGAACGGTAGAGAAAAATTACTTGATTTAAGTGCTGAGAATATAGTATCACAATGTGAGAAATATAATTTCCCATTACCTTTATTATTGGCCCAGGCGCATATAGAAAGTCACTTTGGTACCACACCAAGAGCACAGAGAACAAATAGTGTATTTTCTGTTGGTTCTTATGACAATGGTAAAAATGCCTGTATGTTCAATAGTAAAGATGAATCTGTGGAACATTATATAAAAACTATGCAGAATTACTATCTTAATAATAAAACGGTTGATGAATTATTAACACCAGGTAATTTTGTTAACGGAATTGGTAATAGATACTCAAGTAATAAAAACTACGAGAGAGAGGTTCAAAGAACAATTAACGGGCTTATCAAGAAATATTGTCCTAGTTGTTTTTAAAAAATAATTGTATAATTACGACATTATGAAACAATTTGATAAAAGAAATGTCTCTAAGAAGTCTAAGAGTGATTTCGGAGACGCGCAAGGAAAACATCAAAAAGCAAAACAGAATTTTTTAAATACAAAAAGATCAAAAGGCAACAAGGGCAATATGCGATGGGCTGACCTTGATAGTGATTACTAAAAAATTACATCAGGGGTATTGACTTTTATAAGAATTACGTTATATTTTAATATATAATGTAATTTTTTTTATGGAAGTTAAAACAAAAACAGAAAAAGCGGTACGCTTAAATAGTGAAAAGACAATATCAAACGAGAATTTTAAAATTAAGATTGGTACAACTAATAAGGTAAACCCACAGGTGGTTTATGTAGAAGGAAAGACATTTATCAAACCGTTATTCGAAAAAGATGACTATTCCAAAAACATTGGCGAGATTAAACGTTCATTTAACCGAATTATCCAGGATAACCTAAACGGACACGAATTATATTTACCAAAGTACATATTTGATTTCCAGGTAGCACAAAGCGGTGTGTCAGTAAATAAAAAGTCATTCCTGACATTCCAATTCCTAATTCGCCAGCGACAAGATAAAATGATTATTAAGTTGAAGGATATTAAGGCTGCTTCAGAAAGTTTGATCAATAAAATTGTTGATGAGTTCTCAGAGCAGGTAAAAAGCCACGATTTTACTATCACAAAAACAAAGCGTTAATGTATTTATTATATAAACAATAATAATACAATGGCTCAATATTTTTACATAAATAGTAATTCTGTAAACCCAACATTACGTGTTGAGTTGGTAAACGACGCAAAGTATGACTGGTTTAAGTCTACATCTTTCAATGAGGCTATACAGAATGCTACAATTACGTTCACAATGTGGGACGAACATAATGTTTTGAAAATTTCAAAGGCACCTTGCAATCTTATTTTAAGTGAAGGTTCATGTGAAACAAGATATATTATCGAATATCCGTGGAAAGAAAGAGATACCAGAAAAAAGGGTATCTTTGAAGGACGGTTTGAAATAACATTCAATGGCGACTTGAGAAAACCAAGTACGGAAACAGAAATATATCAGAATGATGAAGTAACAATGCAGAATGTAGAATACCCTAAGGGTAAGTTTGTTGTTCCTATTTATGAAGATTTAAAAATTGAAATTAAATAATCATTTATTAAAGAAACGAACAGGAATACCCCTTTCAACCGCAAGATCGTAAATCATTTTTGTATCTTTTCTATTATCGTTGAATGCAATAAGTGCATTACAGTTTGCCAGTAACTCTTCGTTACGTACTTTTAACGCGTTCTTTCCGTGGTCTCTCCAGTTTGTGTAGAAGTTTTTTACATTAATACCAAACTTGGTACTGAAAAGATCAACAAAAGAATCGCCAGTAGAGAAAATAGTAATCGGTTCTTTTTCTTCCGACTTTCTCTTCAGGCAATTGATACACTTTCCCTGGCAGTAATAATAATCGTTTAGGCCTTCGGCCCCAATGATAGCAACATTAAACATAAATTTTATACAATAAAGTTTATTACAATTATACAAAAATAAAATTATGGAGGCCACTCAATGAGTTAGCCTCCCTTTTTTATTATAAATAAGAATGTGACCTGAAAATATCAGATTTATCTTTACCTATAAATACCATCAAAAACTGAGATATTTACCAAAAAAAACTTTTCTGAAAATATTCTTTTTTTATGTGTATTATTGGTAACTATGGAAGTATTTATAGTAGGTAACTATCGTTTTAAACTATGATAAAAAGAACTTTTTTAGACAAAACAAATACAATTAGAAGTGGTAGCCACGAGAATTACGGGCTACACCCAGTGTGTATGTTAAACTACGGCGGAGAGAAGACAAGAGTACTTGTTCACTTCGACGTTACTGACATTGAAAACTGGCTAGAAGATAAAGAAAAGGCTGCAGATTGTCGACACATCTTAAAAATGACTAACTGCGGTTCAATTGACATTAAGAAATTTGGTTTAAAGGTACCAAGTCATGATTCTTATGGCGAGAAGAACAGGGCGGTGTCATTCACTGTGTATGCCTTTCCAATCACAGAAGAATGGGATGAAGGTATTGGTTTCGACTCAACACAGGATTTTTGGCTTTCTGGGACGGGAATTGTTTCAAATGAAGGAAGTAACTGGTATAACAGTAAAAGTGGCTACAAATGGCAAAAAACGGGTTGTATCGGCCTTGATATAGATGTAGAGGATGCAATCGCTTCACAACACTTTGATCACGGCAATGAAAACCTTGAAATGGACATTACAGCATATGTAAACAAGGTACTTGCTCATGAAATTCCGAATAATGGTTTATGTTTGGTTTTTGATCCAGAATTAGAGGGTCGTGAAGATGTAAAATTAACACAATATGTCGGATTCTTCGGAAATAAGACAAACACATTTTATGAACCAGTAGTTGAAAGTCGTATTGATGATTATGTCAGAGACGATCGTTATAACTTTGCACTTAAGAAAACAAATCGTTTGTATCTATATTGCTGTACAGATTCTCAATTTGAAAAACTTGACACATTACCAACTTGTGAAATTGATGGTGAACAATATCCAGTTACACAACAAGATACTGGTGTATATTATGCTGAGGTTAATTTAGACGGGGAGCCAGATATGATACATTATGACAAGTGGTCTGGTACACTTTCTGGGGATTCGTTTGATGATATGGAATTTGAATTTGTTACACATCCTTCATTATCTCGTTTCCATATTGGTCCTGATACACCTAAAGATAACATATTTGAACCATCGTTGGCTGGATTAAACGATGACGAAACAATTAACCCTGGTGATATTAGAAAAATTGACGTTAAGTTTAGAATACCATACAGTACACAATATGTAACTTTGGACGATGCACAATATAGGATTTATTCTAAGGATGGTAATAGAGAAGTAACTGTTATCGATTGGGAATGGATTAACAATGCAGGTATGACAAATTACTTCGTTATTAAGGCTGATGAATTAGTACCAGGTGATTATTACGTTGATATACGTGTTAAATTGAGATCTCAGACAAAAACGTTTAAGAATAAATTAAAATTTAATAAAGCAAACGATATAACTAGAATAACAAGATAAAGAAAACCCGAAGGAAATCCTTCGGGTTTTTTAATTGATTCTAACTGAATCACTCAATAGTATTTTACCAATTTGGTCTTTAGTTGTTCCGTATTTTCTTTCAAAACTTTTTACTGTGTCATCATTAACAATTGGAAGGTTGGTATAGTTGTGTGTGTGGTTTTTAAACATAATTAAAAACTCAGATAAAAATTCACATAATTTATCACCGTATGGTAATTGGTGAGCCTTCTGTAAAAATTGTACCATTTGTTCGTCTGACAATGATTCGTTTTTATCATCCATTCTTATGTATGGGTCGCCCATATTTCCAATTAAATTAATTTTATCTGCTACGATTGATGCTGTACTTCCAATTTTTTCAGTTGATTCTGTAATAACAGACTTTCTCATATCCGTTGTTTTTGAATTTATCCTCTTTTTATAAGATAAACCATCTGGATAAAATTTCAATTTTAAGAAGGCTGGATTGTCTACATTAAACTTGATATTTTGATCTTTTAACGTGTGTACACCACAACGTACTCTAATATCGTTATCAGTTAAAATAATGTCCGTATTTTTACGACCATAGATTGCAATGTCCTCATCTTTGGCAAATGCCCCTTTATTCTCGTTAGTCACTGGACTCATTGTTGCCATTGATCCACCTTTCATAAGGTTAGTGGCACCACCAAGATAATATTGACACTCAAAAAATTGAGGTTGAGAAATAATTGGACCTAGATAATATCTTTGTCCGTCTGTTTTATTTTCGTCTTCACTAACAACTAAAACAGTTTCACCAACCTTTGGTTTAATATGTAACATTTTTGGCAATAGCGGATACACAAATGGTAATTCGTCGTCTTTTAAACGATTATCAATTGGTCTTACCCTGGCTTTTATTCTTTCGCCATCTTTACTATCGGTTATACTAATTACTTCTCCTGTTGCTATCATTATCGTAAAATTCCGTGAAAATCTGGTATGTTTATATTTGTCCCACTAAACGTGCCTGGCCCCGCTGCTGTTTGAACTGTACCACCAACTTGTATTGCACCTAGTGGTATTGCTACATCAACCCTGGCATCCATTTTTAATGCTTTAATGAGTTCTTCTACTCGAATAACTTCCATTGCTTCTGCAATGTTTTGTGAACCGTCTGCAGCACGCCCAACTGGTGCTCCAGCCTCACTTTGTCTTTTTATTATATTTGCTGCAATTGTTGACGCTGATAAACCTGGCCTTTGTATAGCACTACATACCAAGATAATACCTGGTATTTTTGTAAGTGGCGCACGTGCTGCAGTTATAGCCTTTTCTATCGCCTGGCTAATTGCTTGTATTGAAAATGCCATATTATCTTAGTTTTAACAATTATTATTTCCTGGTGCGGTTTGCATTGGTACAATATCCGCATAACGTACATCGTCGATATTTAATGTACCATCAGCATATCTTGCAATATTCAATGGTAACATACCGCAATTTGTAATCAATTGTAATATCAAATCCTTATAGTCTCTAACGGTCTCAAGTAATAGACGCATTGTGAATATTTTGATGATTGGTCCTAGTTTTTCCATTAAGAAATTAAACAACTCTTTTAAAATTAACTCAAGGCATTGTTTAATGATGTTCTCAATTAGGTTTCTTAATTTGGACAACAAATCATTTATTGAATGGAATGTGAAATTTTGTTCCCATCCTTTAATATCACTAATATCACCCATTATTGCTGAGTTAATAGCATAAAGCATAGTAACCTTAGGTGACAGGATTTGCATCACAATTTCTGTTACAGTTTGTTGCAAAAAGTTATAAATAAATGATACATCACAAGCAAACTTCATATCTACAGATATTTCTGGTGCATTTGAAATAGTATCGGAAATACTGGTTAATGCATCATTAATTGCTCCTTGCTGGTCCTCAGATTGTGATATTTTTTTTATTTTATCTACAATTAAACCAGTATCTACCTCATTTACATTAACTAGGGTACCATCAAGATCAAATTCCCCGTTCTTTGCCATTTCGGCACGTTTCATTGCATTATCAAATTGTTCGTTTGTAAATGTATTTACACAAGGTTGTTGTTCAATATCTTCATCACTTTGTGCAGTCATGATGTTTTTAACCATTTCAGAGACTTGCTGTTTAACAATATTCTTTTCAAATGTAACGCCAACTCCAATCGTGGATGAAAGTGATAACATTGAATTAATAATGTTTGCGACTAATGTCTTTGTATCAAATAGTTTCAAACTAAAAATATAATCATAATTGAATTCAAATATAGTACGGTTTATATAAAAACTACCATTCTTTGATTTATATCTATATCTATTTTCTGGAAGAGTTACTTTGATAATACCGTCACCATCGGTAATGTTACCACTATCAATATATCTGCAGCACATTATACTTTTTTTGGTAATTGTTTTATTACCGTCTGTAATTTTTCCGTCTTGGACACTACTATCAAAAAATGCTTCACTCAACGGCCAAGTATAAATAGGATTATCATCCGTACCGATATTTACAACACTTGCTAATAAATCAGATTGAACATTTACTCGATTATCCCATAGTTTACCGTCGGCACCACTTTTATTGATTATATACCATAAAAATGCATTAAAGTCAGATGACTTATAAACAGTATTAACGTTGTAATCCAGGTTGTAAATATTAGGCTTAGTATCAAAATAAAATATTGAACCAAAATCGTCACAAGGACAATTTTGTAACGTGCCGAATGTGTCGATCATTGCAATGTTCACTTTTAAGCCTTTTCCACTTTCTCCATCAATGTTAACTGAAGACTCTTCAATTAGCCAATCTGGTATCATTGGTTCAACTGGACATCCACCAAATAAATCTTTGATATTTGCAAATAAAATACCTTTAATTGCATATTCAATAGCGTTTAAAATACCACCAGTTGCTTTTTCTGACGATGCTGTTAGTGTTTCTTTCATGTCGTCGGTCCAGATCGCTTCACCACACAGTATTTTCGATAGCCAATTATATATATCCGTTTGAGTTAAACCAATAACTCTTAATAGGCTCAACATATAACCAAGAGAAGTACCTATGTCTATAGACTCCATGATTGAATCAGTGTTCTTTAGACTTGGGTAATTCTCTACTAATGTCTGTATGGCCGCAATTGAGCCAAACGTTTTGCTCTGTATGTCTTTAACTTTTGACATTTTATTTCTTTAGTTGATATTGTTCAGTTGTCGGAGATTGTGGTGTGTTTACATCCTTTGCTAATTGTTTCAACTTGTTAAGGTTTAGAATATCTGAACCCTTTGTTTCATTAATAGCCTTGTTAACATCACCGTTATGTTTCAATATTTCGGTCATCAACTTTGAAATTTCCAATTTCTGTTGGATAGCCTTCTGCTGGAGAGTGATATAGTTAGCCATAATCTTACCATATTTCTCCTTACCGTCTATATCAAGGTCGTTGATAACTGTTACATTGGCAATCTTGTTGATTTCCTCTTGAATTTGGTTTGTTTGCCTGGTTGCAAGATCGTAGTTCTCCTGCAACAACTGTTCAATTTTGTCAATGTTATTTAATTTAACTGTATATCTTTTCTTTTCCATACTAATAAATACCAATAAAATAAGTTTTTAGTTGATAAGAGCGTCTTTTATTATCAGAAATTCTTTCTTGTATTTCTTCATATTGTCACGTATACCTTTTGCATCCAGTTTCGTCTGTTCTTTAAGGAAAAATAAGACAGCATTCTTATTTAATTTGTTACTACCATCTGTACTAAGAACAAAGTCCCAATTTTCAAACAAGTTTTTCAATGCTTTACCAAGTTTAACTTCATTTTCCTTCAATCCATATTCCTCTGGATTTTCAATCATGGTGCCAATCCTGGTAATCATTTTGTCAACTGCACTGGTTGCAATACGCTCGTTTCTGTCAACCTTATTAGCATACTTTGCATTATTTGTAAACTCTTCTTCATCAAGATCGTAAGAAGGATTACGTTGGGCGTTCTTAGTATATGTTTCATTACGCCCAATCAAATAATTCTTACAAGTATTGCCATAATATGAGTATGCTCGTTTTCCTTTTGACGGGTCAAACATATCAGCCTTTGTTAGTAAAAAAGACAAAGCGTCATTAAATGTATCATCAAATGATTCATCAGGTACATACAAATGATAGCGCCTAATAATAGACTCTATCATTTTTTCAAAGGCATGTTTTAAGATGTTGTTATATATGTCGTGACTTTCATCAACTAATGACATTAACTCATCATATGGTAAATTTGTGCCAATTATGTCCTCATCAGTGATTTTAGCAAGTTTTTCTTCTGTCTCAGGAACAATCCCGTTCTTCTTGAGGGTTTTCATGATTAGTCTGTATCGTTTAGCAGCAGTTTCTTGTGTTTCACCGAAATAGTTTTTATCGACATTCTTTGGCTTTCTACCTCTCTTAGCCATTTTTACTTCACCTCTTCTACTTTCTTATTTTTTTCCTCTTCAAATGTCTTATTTCGATCCTCTTTGAAGAAATATTCCTGTTTTGCTAACTTAACCAAGAACTTACCTTCTTCTGGAGTAATTGTCTTTTGTGTCTCAACCATATAACTACCATCACGGCCAATTGTATGTTGATATCCAATCTTTGGAATTACATGGATCAACTTCTCCTTGTAAGCGGCACGAAGTAAAAATTCATACCAGGCTGCAATCTTTAATGATTTCTTTAGACAACCAAGACTAATGAAATCTTCTGTCTTGAACAAACCGCCAGTACAGTTGAAATCCATATACTTGTCAAGTTCGTCGGAATTAATAACACCCATTTCATCTACGAATGACATATCCAATGCAATTTCGTTACCGAAACTTACCATTTTTAATTCACCGTTTTCACCCTTTTCATAATATTCATTAATTGGAAGAATAATACTATACTCTGGATGCTCAGCGATGTAACGTTGCATTACGTTAAAATAGTTGTCTGTAAACTTGTCATCATATTCAAGAATTGTGAAGTACTGGTCTGTACAAGCATACACGGCTTTGTTGATTTGTGAAACAAAGTCAGTTTCACCCTTGTTTTCAACATTAACAATTCCTGTAGCAATCTTCAACTTATGTGCAAGTTTTTCCGCTTTATAACAAAGATCGAGTGGGCCAACGAACATAATTTCATATTCTTCATTCTCAGCAGGAACACTTTTTAATGCTCTTTCAAGAAGTTCTTCTTCATATTTATGAATTGGTATAATAATTGTAATATTCTTCATTTTTATTTTTCTTTTGTTTCACCATTATTTTTATATGTCTCAAGTGCCTTTAGCATATATTCAAATTCAGTCTTTCTTGTTTCAAATAAACCTTTTACATATGCTTCTTCAATGTCTGCACTTTGCTTGTCTGTTCTATATTCAGCAACTGTTTTATCCATTGCATCATAAATGTCATGAGGAATACCGTCCTGCATAAATGTTTGAACAACACTGGCCATAAGTGAATGTACGTCCTTTGTATTATAGAACCAGGCACCGTTATCCTGGATAACGCCATCTTTTATTAACCATTCTGGTTCACTCTCTGGTATTTTACCAATAATAATATTACCACAAGCCATGGCTTCAAGTGCTGAAATACCAAAATCTGTAAACGGATCATTCCAAATGGTTGCCACACTTTCGCGTAGAACATTGGCAAATGTTTCTTTACTTTCACCGTTGATATAACGGAATGATACGAAACCATACATAGGATACTTCCACTTAAACGGCTTAACAATTGAGTTAATGTCATTTTGGTCCTTTGAGATAATATTAAATATAAGTTGTTTTTCCTTTCCATCGTTATGGAATATGTCGTCAACACAAGGACGAACAACTTTTGTTACCACGTCAGGGAATACTTCTGAAAGTCTATTTGCTAAATTTTGTGATGTTGTAATACAATCGTGAATATTCATATGACCCCAGGTTACGCCTGCAGGTATAAGTTCTGTCATAAAGTCATAGTTCTGTAAAATTACAACGCGCTTGCAAGGTAGAGTCTTTGTTTTACCCATAATATCAGCCAAAACCTCTGGAATAAACAAGAAATCACTAGGTGAACTGTTTACCATATCTTTTGATACGTTGAAGTGTGGTAACTTTGCATATTTCTCACCAAGCCAATTTTCAACTCCAACAAACTCCTTTTCAGCATAAAGCATTTCCACTGTGTAACCAAGTTCCTTCAATTTATATGCCGTTTGATAAATGTATGTAAGGGACCCAGATGGCACACCTTTTGTGTCATAAACAAAGAACATTACTTTAAACTTTTTATCGTTTAATTTCTTTAATTCCTTTGTTAAATTCTTAATTTTATTATCAATATTTTTATTTTCCATAATTATTCAATTTCTTTTAAAAAACCTTCTGTTATTAATGTGTTTATTGCGACCTCAAGGCCAAATGGTATATTATCAATTTTATCCGTTTCTTCATATCCAAACTCTAATACTTGCATTAACATAGTTTTAACTAGGTCATACCTTATATTATCTATTTGGGACACCCCAAATGATGTTGTTTCTCGAATAGTCTTTGTCGTTACGCCAAATGCTTCTGGGCTATCTTTTGCAACCTCTTCGTCTGTTTGATAAAGATCTGTAATTTCAGATTCTTTAAGCGGATGCTTATTTGAGTAGTGAACAAAATCTAGTATTTTCTTAAGGTCGAGATAAAAACTTTTGCCTTCAAGTTCAATTACCATTTTATTCTTCAGTTAATTTTGTGATTATTTCTTTGTCTTCAATAAGTTCAGAAAGGGATTGATAAGTTAAATCGGCTTCCAAATCTTTATTGTATGAAGTTTCGATCTTGACAACCTTCTTACCTTCTGGTTTTTCTTTAATTAGTTTTGGCTCTGCAGTAACAAGCACGTCACAACGGTCCCAAATAGTAGAAGAATCGAGTGGGAAATATGTTTCTCTTACTCGCGTAGCCATTTTTGAAAGGAAGAAATGTGTGAAACCGATTGAAGCATTAAATTCAAATGGATTAGTAAGTATTACGTCAACTAGTTCATCTTCCTCAGCCAATGAAAGAAGCCATAAGTTAAATTTCTTGTCAAGCATCTTTTCTACTGCTTCTGCTTCCGCAAAAATTTCGAATACATAATCTTCGTAAAGGAACTGTTGATAATCCTGCTTTGTCTCAAATCCAAGAATTTCCTGGAAATTATTTGTTGATAAATCAACTTCTTCAGTATTAAAACTTGGATCAACGTATTTCTTATAAATTTTCAAGATTTGTTTTGTTTTGTCTCTTAAGACATCATCAAGTGTAAATGCTATTTTCATATTTTATTCTCTTTTATTCTGGTTTATTTTCTTCTTGTGGATTTGGAGCACTTAACGGGCCTTCTACTGGTTTGTGCTCCTGGATAAATGTCTTGTAAAGTTCTGCACGCTGTGCTGTAACATTTCTCAAATCATACTTCTCATGTACGTCATTGTAAAGATTATCTTGGAGTTGTTTTACAAGGTCTGGATTATTGATGAGAAGTTTGATATATCTGAACCAGTTCTTTCCGTTCTTTGTATCGTCAACCAACAATGCATTTCCTTCTGGATTAATAGTACCACCCTTTTCAAATGCATTAGTAAGGTCAAGAGTATAAGGACCATAATTTGAAGCAACAATTGCTGTATGTGAGAAAGCACACTCGGCAACCTTCAATGGTGACTTCACATAGTTAAATTCACTTGTCGCAAGCGGTGCCAGGAGCACATCAACATTTGCATAATGCTGATAATACTTGTCGATTGGTTTTGTCCAACATCTGCGATATGGCTCATTAGGAGTGTTTGGATAATCCAAATTAGGAATAAACTGTTCAAGGAACATTCTATACTGTGGTGAAACGATCTTGTAGTCTGATGTCATCATCAATTCATAACGATACCATACGCCTTCCTTTGGTTTGATTGGTTCTGTCTTTGATTCCTTTGTAACAGGATTGATAACAGTTCTATGACCGCTCAAGTCATATCCACAAAGCACAAATTGTACCTTTGCTAATTCTTCTTTACTTAGTTTCTCTGAGATTTTACCAATAAGTTCCATATCCTTCTCGTGTGTGGAACCCATGATCATACCAATACGCAATCTGTCAGATTGTGGTTTTACAATCTTGAAACGTTCATCTTCTGGATTAATTGCATTTGGAAGTACATATACATTTTTATTGTACGTTCTGATTAAATCAGCAAACAATGGTGTTGTAGTAGTAACGTAGTCAAACAACTTTAGGTTGTTTTTAATGAGTTCGTCAGTGTGGTATGCTTTAAGCATTGCAAATTGAGGATGTCTAAAGTCAAGTTTCCAGTGGTCATCAATATCCATAACAGTAACGATACCGTTCATCTTAAAGAATAACATTGCTTTAAGGAACGCGGCCATATTGTTATACAAACCCTTATGGATATGTATAAGTTGATATTTCTTGAAACTTTCCAGGTCATCCCAATTTGGGTTCATTTCGATTGTTACACTAAATTGATCTGGGAATTGTTCTTCCAATTGAATGTGTGGCTGAATTGAGCGGTAAAAACCTACACCACCTCTTCCGTCAGACGGAATAACTAAAATATTAAATTTCTCCATTATATTAATTTTTACTTTTTAATAAAAGTTATGAAATACAACAGAAAAATCAATACAAAAAAAAAATAAGTCCAGAAAAAATCTGAACTTATTCCTCTAAATTTGTTATGTAATCTAAAAAATTGTAAAAACCTTGTCTGTCGTCTTCATTTTCGAAACCATATGCCATGAAATCCTCAATCTCGGCACCATTCACATTACTACATAATATATATCTGCCATTTTTTGCCCAGGCTAAATACATTTCTTCATGTTTTTCATTGTCAATACTTGCCTTTATTGGGAAAATATCTCCTAAGAAATTTTCTGAATAATATCTATTTGACATTTCTGGTAACGTAATATTATTATTACGAATGTAACGTTTTAATTTTTTACTGTTAATCCAGAAAAATGTACCAGCGTAATACCACTCATATTTACTATTAATGTGCGGATGATATGTAAATTGAACCATTAATGAACCATATGACATTTTAAATGGTTCTTTTTCCAGGTAGTGAACAATATCATCATAACCGCCATGTAAATGGGATAGTGATTGATAATACAGAGCAGAAACCCAGGTGGTCGTTTGTTCTATTGTTTTTCTATCTAGATCAGAAACACCTTTTGAATGTGCAAAAAATACTAAATCATCTTCACCTAGTTTATCTACAACTTCTCTTTTTAAAGTCGGACACTCTCTAAGTGTTGTATTCTTTACAATATCAAATTCAAGTTTTCCAATACCGTTAAAAATATTAAACAGTTTTTGTTCAACTTCTTTTATTGAATCATAATCGTCATCAACTTCTGGACAAATAGCAAAATATGCTTCATCAAAACAATCTCTATAGTGTCTTAGACATTTAAAATGTAAATTATAGATTGGGTTTGTTCTCCAATTACTATCAATGTAGAAATGAAATACTAATTTTTTCTTCATACTTACTTTTTTCTATTTTGTTAATTAGGCTTTCTTTTTCTTCAATGTTAGTACTGCTTCGTAAAGGTTACCCTTTGTATCAATGAAATGAATCTTATTACCACCAGATATTTTCATACCAGCAAAATTAGCAGATTCATTCAATACCTTATTTTGAGAGAAATAATTCTTTAGACTTTCGTCAATTAAGTACTTAATGTAATTGTAATCAACTGAAGCGCTTGGTTGTGGAGTATACTGTGTTTGCTCGTTAATCATTTGTGGCTGTTGTTGCTGATGTTGCCAGTTCTTATTGTATTGTATATTTGGTAATTGTTTATTACCCGTACCTTGTGGTTGTGTGTTTCCACCACCGTTAAGGCCAGCAAGGAATGATGCTGGAATATCACCAGCATAATCACCAAGATTTGATATTTCTGGGTTTAGCACGGCACTTTGAGAAGGCATTTTTTGAAATGATTCAAGAATACGTCTATCAATTTTTGTATTATTAGGATCAATTTGTTTTGGTGCTTCTGGTTTAAATTGTAAATATTGAATTGGCTGGCCATTATCAGCATTTTCAAACATCTTTGATTCCCTTGATTTAACACCACCACTAGGAGCACCTGGTGTACTTGCATCTACTTTGTCCCAAAATCCCTTATTCATCATTAATTGTTGGGCGTGGGCTAATACATTATCTATATTCATAACTTATGTTTTACTTTTTTTCTATTTCGTTGTTGTTATTAATTTCGTCATTAGGTTTTGTATTTTCTGGTTCTTCCTGACTCGTATTGTCCTTATAAATCGGGCCATTGTTTGATATCTTGTTATAAGAAACTCTTGAATTATTATTCCTGGTTTCAATATTACCCTTTGTAATTGGGCCAACAGTTTGTGTTGCATTTTCATCACCGAAGTTCTGAACCTGTTGCATATCATTTGCAGATTTAGCGTTGGCACCATTCTGGAAATATTGTTGTCCTTCTGAACCTTGCCAATTGTAGAAGTTCTTTGCTAGATTTGGCATGTCTTTTATATTTACTGGTTTCTTCTTCAATTGTTTCTTCAAACCGTACAATGGATCGCGTTCGCGTTTTTCTGCGGCACGTCTATCATTTGCAGCCTTTAGACCCTTATATTTACCAGTACCTTGTGCGTATGCAGCAGCATTACCGAAGTCAGCCTGTACTAATACATCCGTCATTGAATTATCACCTTTAGGATTATATTTACCTTCTGCACTGAACTGTGCGCCTGGAGGTTCTGAGAAGTGTTTATTTTTATTACCTTCCCATCCTTCAATCCTGTCTAGACGAAACATCTTCCAACCTGGGGTCTTTGTTTTTGTATCACCATATGGCTGGAATGCACGCAAAACAAGGTTACCAGATTTACTATGTCCTAAAACTACTGGTTGAATAATACGTTTTCCACTTCCTTTCGGATCCTGGTCTGCTCGATATGTTAATTCAACTTCGTAACGTTTTTTAATAGCATCGGTAACCGCATCTAGGTTTGCTTCTTCAGTTAATATTTCCCTTAATATTTGTTCTGCGTAAGTCATAATGAAGAATTATTGTACTTTATATTGACCAAGTAAAAGGTTTGCAGTTGTGTCAACTGAGTTTACACCATATTCATTTTCTGGGTTATACTTGTTCATACCTTGTAACTGGAGACGACCACTGTACTTTAATCCACCACGGCCATTACGGTCATATGAACCACCAACTGTTTGTGATTCTGATTCGTGAGTAATCAAGTTACCATAACTCATCTTTTGTGTACGAACGCCATCTTTAGAAACAGAAAAGTCTTCTGGTTTAGCAACAGCAAAACCCATAGAAACACCAGTACCCTTACCTTGAGGGTCACCGTCTGATTTTGCATCTTCGTGGTTTTCGTTATATTCTCTACCAACTGTTTCGTCGGCATAGTCATTTTTAATTACAAGTTCTTCACGTTTTGTAATACCAATGTTTTCAAGTCTACTTTGTTCTGACATAATTTCAGTATATTTTAATATATTATTTTCATTTTAAAAATCAACATTATTATTGGTTGAAATAATGGAGCACACCATTATTTAATTGTTCACCGTCCTGGTGATGCCCTTTACCAACACTTGTTTTTGTTTTAGTAACATCATTAACATCATTGAGTTGTCCTAATTCAGAAGTATTATTCTTTGCTTTATTGCTATTACTCATTTGCGTTAATGATGACTTTACCATTTTTGCAATTGGGCCATATTTTCTTTGAAATTCGTCTCTGCCCAACTTTTTTTGTTGTATTTTTAAATCATGTTTTCTTTTTCTTTGTGTTCCGTCTGATACGTTTTTGTTATTGGCAATATTCTGGCCCATCTTTGTACCAGTATTTCCAGCATTTGCTTGTTGTTGTTTACTGTATGTGTATTTTTCAGCATCAATATCTTCTTGCATTACACAACAATATGAATTTCTATTGTTAAAACCGTATCTACCGTTTCCTGGTTTCTTTGAATGTGCGATTCTATCACCAGTAGTTACGTGACCTTTTTCATTATTTGTCGGATCGGCAAACGTTTCTACACCACTTGCATTAACTGGTGCCTCAGAACCATCATCTGGGTCCAAGTAACCACCACCAATATCTAAACCGCTTTCCAAACCCTCTCTTACAAGGATTTTTCTCATTTGTTCTTCGGTAAATAAAACTTTTCTCATAAAAAATGCGTTATTATCTTAACAATAAATATATTTATAGTTAAAAATATTCGTAAAAAATATGTCAATTTTAAACAAATATAAGCGTTGGGTTCCAATGTTGACAATAAATACGGTAAACCAATGGGATATGGTTTTGTCTCAGGACCATACTCCAACTATACCATTAGACGGTTCTCTAAACGAGGATTGTTTAATTTCGTATATCGACATGGAGAAGGACGAATGTATATTTGGCCAAGAAAGTAGTGCAGATACACCAGGTGTAATTTCACTTGAGAATTATACTTATGACGGCGTATCAGAAGAATGTGAACTAAACGATATAAAACTAACTGGTTTAGACAATGGACTAATCAGTTTTGAACGTATTTTCGGTACCAATGAAATAACAAACGAACAATTCTATAAATTAATGACTGAATATAAAATGGATCTACCAAGCGGTGATACAAGATTAACTTTATATGAAGTTACTGGAAATACTGGTAGATACTCATACGGTACAGAATACGTAAATGACGAACGTGGTAGATACTATGCGTTTAAAGGTGGATTTTTACAGGGTTTTTACAAATTATATGGTTTTAATTATCAAACATTACCACAATATATTGAAAATACTTGGAATCTTGAATTTGTTATACGCCCGCGTGATTATGAAAATGAACAACCTTATATTGATAAACTTGAAAATGGCGAAGCATTAAATGGTATCTATCCAGAAAACAAAGGTATTTTCTTCTTTATGGGTGCCAGGGCTGAAAACAAATTTGCACAGTTCTACACAAACAATATGGATGAATATCCTATTAGACCTGGATATAAAGAATTATGTCCACAAAGTCAAGACGGACAATATATACACAATAATAATAGCAATGCTTCTAAAAAACGCAAGGAAAGAACTGAGTTATTAGATAGTTTATGGATCCTTAACTTCTTATACAGACCATTTGAAACAGACGATGGTATCTATTCTTGCGGTTGCCAGATGGGTGAAAGTTACAAGAATGTACTTGAGAGTATATCCAAGAATGGTTGCACATACGTTGACGATGATTATGTATGTGAAGATTGGGATATTTCCGATTTTGATATAACCGAAACAAGCGAGGGCCATCCTATTAAGAGTGACAACTATATTGAGATTGAATCCGATAATAAGTATCTGTTATTCAATCGCACACCAAGCGGATATACAACTAAGACATTCCCTGAAGACCAAGACATTAAATTTTTGTTTACTGGTACAACCAGGGAATATAAGACAAACCAATATCTATTGTTTAATCGTACAAAGAACGGGTATACAACAAAGACGATCGGAGATTATTTCGATAGTGAGGAATATAAAAACGATAAAACAAAATACTACAATATAAGAAAAGATATAATTGGAAATGCGTTTGCGTTAAAGATAAATGATGATGGTAGTATCGGTTATCGTTATATGGTAAAAGATTGTGATGCGCCATCTGGATATTCAATTGAAGAAGAATATTCATTCCCTGGTATAGTTAAGAAAGACGAATGGAACGTTGTAAATGTAATGTTTACCATTTTGAATGGTGTCTTAGATGATTGTGGTGTTCCAATGGGTAAACGCAGAATGCGTATGTATATCTACGTGAATGGTTTCTTGAAAATGGTTTCTAAGGAATTACCTGAATTTGATTTCCACGAACTTGACGATACATTCGATAAACAAGAGGGTGTACCATTTAATATATCACTCGGTGGCGGTTCCCAGGGCTTAATGGAAAGTATCTGGACAAACAGAAAACAGATGTTCAAGTATGTACTTCCAATAGAACAGAACTTTGCTGGTACATTTATGGGTGATATACGTTCATTTAAGTTTTATACTTGTAAAATGGACATCACAAAAATAAAAAATAACTTTATACACGAAATATACTTATAATATGCCATTAAAAGGTAGTTTTAATACAGATAGTAAGCCGACTAAAAAGGAAACTAAACCTGTTCAAACACAAACAAAGTCTGAACAGGAGGATCCTTGTGTAAATGTGAAACACGATATAAATAAGTTCGGCGTTACATATAATAAGATTAACGATCCAAGTAAAATGTATGGTGAAGATAATACTCAAGATTGTTGTCTTTCACCAGAACAGATGGATGCTAACTTTAATTTCCTTCATGGTGATGATATAAAGAACGGTAAATTTGATCCAGATAAAGAAATGTTGGTGCTTGATAGACATTTTGCTGGAAAAGATATGGCAAAGTATGGAAAATCACATCCAGCAATCGGGCCAGTTAAAATACCAACAAAACATATTCTTAGTGGTACCACATTTGATGGAGAAGAAGGTAAATTACACATTAAGTTTAATGGTACAGATACTGAAATACCTGGTTTTAATGACTATTGTGACGATCTTGCCGAGAAGATACATGAAATCCAGGAACAGATCGCAAGAAACACAACACACGCTGTATTAAGTATTACACGTGACAAATCAAATACCACAATTGGTTTTAAAGGTGAACCTAATGAAATAACCATCGTTTCAAATTTAGAGACGGTAACTGGGGTTAAGCCAGAAAATTATATTTCTAATACCATTGAATCAAATGGAGAAATAATAGGTTCAAATACTGATACAGACAGATTAGAAATTGAATATGAGGTTGATGATGATACCACTTTTTCAACTGTAATTGTATATCCAATTGATGAAGATAATAGTGTTGAATTCTTTACAAAAAAGACATTTAAAACATATAACAGAATATATCTTGGTACCATTCAAGATGGTACTGGTGATGAAAATCTTGAACCATATCCAATACCAAGAAGTAGTGCTAAAAACAATTTTTATCTTATTGAATTACCAGAAGATCTAAATGAATATTATTTGACATTCATGATACCAGATGATTTGTATCAATTAGATAGAGCATCATATAACTTCTTCTATAACGGTTATGGTATTGCGTTTCAAGAAAATGAATTTGGTGAGAAGAAAATAGACGGTGTTACTTATCACGTTTTTGAAAGTGAAAGTAGATACCAGAGGGATGATGAAAATGAAGGCGTATTTAATATTGAAATAAGATGAACAGGGATGAATTAAAATATGTAAATGTCGGTAACACACTACGCGCTGTAGATGTTAATCATATTATTGCACTTGCGGAGGAAATTTTAGATGATAATTTCTCTGCGTTAACATATGACGACTTTACTGGATTTACTCAATCAGAGATCAACGCTTATCTTTTATCACATGGTGGCGGTGGTGGTGGAGTGGACCCAGCACAGGTTATTAGAATCATACGAAATCAACTAAAAGGAAAAAATGGGATTGAGGTTTTCGTGGAAAATGATAAAACAATGATCTCATTAGACCATTTTAATGGCGGAGAAATAGATATAGAATAATATATAATAATAAAATAACAAATTAAAAATGAACGTTTATTTATGAAACATCTAAAATTATTTAAAAACTCATCCGAATTAGATAATGGAGTTAAGGTAGAAACACCTAACGTGTCTTATTTGGAAAACAAAAACGTACTTTATATTCCAAGTAGTGTCGGTAAAGAAGCAACTATCGTCTATAAACAAGAAGATGATGAAATTCATTATAAATTGCCAATTCCTGCTGTTAAATTTACAGCGAAACAGGCTAATAGTACTGTTGGATTAAGTAAAAAATCAACAGGACAAACATTAGAATATAGTACTGATTTTGAAACTTGGAATAATATGACTACCGCAACGACGGTTAATTTATCAAGTGGCGAATCAATATATGTAAGAGGTATATTAAGTTCAAATCAAACATTAGGCCAGTATACACATTTTAGTATGACTGGTGACATTAAGGCTAGTGGTAATATAAATTACTTATGGAATAAAAATAATCCAGATACACCATTAAAAGATTATTGTGGTTGTAATCTGTTTAATGGTTGTACAGCATTAACAGATGTTAGTGAGTTAACATTACCAGCAACAGCGTTAACACAATTTTGTTATGTTTATATGTTTAGTGGCTGTAGATTATTAACTACAGCACCTGAATTACCAGCAACAACATTAGCATATAGTTGTTATAGTGGCATGTTCCGTAATTGTACATCATTAACAACTGTGCCAGAGTTACCAGCAACAACATTAGCGGAAACTTGCTATAATGCTATGTTCGATGGTTGTACAAATTTGACAACAGCACCAACATTACCAGCAACAAATTTAGCAGAATATTGTTATCAAAATATGTTTAGTGGTTGTACTTCGTTAACTACAGCACCAGAACTTCCAGCAACAACATTGAAGAGTCATTGTTATAAGAAGATGTTCCTAGGTTGTACATCATTAACCACAGCACCAGTATTACCAGCAACAACATTAGCAAGTTGGTGTTATGATACTATGTTCGCTAGTTGTACTAATTTAAATTATATTAAATGTCTCGCTACTAGTATATCAGCAACCGAATGTACATTTTCTTGGGTGTATAATGTTGCATCAAGTGGTACATTTATTAAGAATGCTAAAATGAGTAGTTGGAAAACTGGTGATAATGGTATACCAACAGGATGGACAATACAAAATGCTTAATAATTATATGAAATATATAAAAATACCGTAGGAAAAACCTACGGTATTTTTTTTTTTACATTGTTTTTACATCCCAATCACAATCCTTTTTCGGTATAACTAATGCTTGAGATAATGCTAAAAATACTCTACATTGATAATCGATCATAATGTATTTTTCTTTTGGCTCCTCGTCAAACATATGTTCCGAATACTTAGCAAATACGTGACGTAAAATAAACTGTTCACTACCAAATGGATTAAAGAATCCTTCTCCATCCATTACCTTTTTACCACCCTCGTAAAACTCAAGTAATGCTTCAGTTTCACCAATGGCACAGCCAGCGTTAAAATGATTAAACTGACCAATGTAATCCCTGTATGGCATTCTATCTACTACAACCACTGGATAGTTATTTTTAGATGCATTAAACAGTATTTTCGTATTATATTTTTTATATCTATCCATTAATCCATCTAACGATTGTAATAACACGTCATAACCGTCCAAAATAAGCGTATATTTCGTTTTTACGGCCTTTAAAGCACCGATTATATAATTTATCTTATCGGTCATAACAAACGGCCCATATTCCTCTTTATACGAGTTTATATATGGAATATTATTATTCTCCAATTGATATACCAATGGTGACGCATCTTTATTGGTAAACGTAGTAATTACGGTTACGTCCTCAGGAAAACCTTCAAACTTATTCTGCATTGTATCAGTTACCTGGCGTTCAAACATATTACTCATTATTTCAGATCTTCCCTGAAAATGGAGTATGTTTGGTATTTCATCATTAAAATTTTTTATTACCATAATTAAATTACATCAAAATCTTCAGTTTGTTTAAATTCTTCGTTATTTCGTACTTCAAGAATATCGTAAAGTGAACCAATTACGACATCTTTATAAGTCTTAGAAACAAAGTTACCTGTTAACGGATCCACATCCGTAATCTTAAGAATATCATCAGGTATTTCACCGTCTTCTTCAAGAGCAGTAATTTCTTCATTAGTAAGAAGTGCAATTGCGGTAGCAAACGCCTCACGTTCCTTATCAATACCAAGTCTACGTTCTTCTTCTTTACGTCTCTTGTAATCCTCAACAATATCTTCCCATTTACCCATACCACATTCTTCAATGAACGGTGGAACCAGGTCATACTTTGTCCAGAATTTGATCTCCTTATCTTCCATTGTCATAAGTTGCTCGTATGTATCCTGGTCAGAAACCTTATTAGGTTGTCCAGAACTCATTTTACATTCTTCGTCAGTAAAATAACGGCGATTATTCGGATTATCGATCAATATACTGTCACGAATACTCCTGTCAAAACATACAAGAAGCGGCTTGATACGCTTATTGAACATATCAACGTATTTTGCTACGTTATATTCAATATTGTTTTCATCGTCACAGAACGTGTCTTCCTCGCGATTAATAATTTCATTCGGAACAAGCATACAATTCTTGATAATCTCTTCCTCTATGAAATGTTTAGGATAAGTTTCAGAAATCCACTCTTTCTTAATAAGAATTTTCTTTTTATTCATTGGAGACAGTTTGTTTTCTTCCTCCAACGCTTTCTTGTATTTCTTATATTCCCTATCAATATCTTTTGTGATCTCAACTTTTTGACCTTCCTTGTCAATATTATAGTAGTGAGTTACCTTTTTAATATCACTATGAGACTTTGAGGTACCAGTATTGATATAGTAAATGGTATCACCGTTGTTAACATTAAGGTTATGTTCAATTGCAAGTTCATACCAGGCTTGTCTTGACTTCGGTCTACCAGCCTTTGTAATTTCCTTTACATCGATCAAATATTGTTTAAGACTCTTCTTAATCTTACCCTTTGTCGCGATATCACGAAGCGGGATTCGATAGTTGTAAATCTTTTCAAGATATGTATAGTACTCATCCAGGAAAGCCTTACCGTCGCCACGAAGCAATTGTCGAATACCAACAGAAAGGAACTTGGAAATATACTCAGGCATTTTCTTGGATTTGATAGTATTACCAACTAATTTTACGTCCTTCGGGAACGGTTTTGTTGGGAAATAGTCTGCATAGTTTTTACGGCTAAAGTTAATGGTTGCAGTAACGACCTCATCAATACCAAGACCCATTTTGTTAACTGAGTTTACATTATAATGAAAGTCTTTCATATACATATCATTAAATTCAGCAACATCTGCTTTAAATCCAGTATATTCTTTACCCTTTTTTGTTTCACGAGACAAACCTTTACCAATGTAAGGATTTTCATTGGTATATCTGAACATACTACTGTCAGGTAACTTGAAGTTGAAACCATTCAGCCGTCCGTGTTGTGCAAAACATTCATACCGAGGGCATTAACAAAAGTGCCATCAGCAGAGATGTCATAGACAACACGGACGTTCCCTTTCTCTAATTTTTTACTGTTAATCATTTTGTTTGTAGTTTAAAATTTTGTTCAACAATTCATCTTTACTCGTAATTACTTCATATGGAAATTCATATTGGTAATTCGCGTAGTATAATAAATATACATTATTTTTTTTACACAAATTTTTCTTTAATTCATCTCTCCTTGTTTGATCAATAAAAGCATCTTCTCCACCAAACATTTCTACAGGTTTAAAGTGTTGTATACCTTGGCATTCTATCCCTATGTTGTAATCAGGTAAAAAGAAATCTAATCTTAATCTCCCTATTTTATATTGCCACATGTAATTTATATTGTGTGATGTGAGAAACATTTTAATATCTTCTTCCATAATACTTTGATTACAATTAGGGCATCCTTCACCTTTAAGTAAATTAGACGGTCGTATTTTAAAATAACCATGCTTCTTGCAACCTATCTCAATATCATCATGTGTTCTAACGTAATTTACCCTATCATAATAATACTTGTCTCCATATAATTCTTTTAATTTATTTATGAATTCATTGGTTGTATAGTTATAATTATTTGAACAGTG